CCTGCTATTATACTACCGACATCACCTGCGTCGTCCGTATATAGTTCGGTAAAATTATCATTTGCCTTATCAAAAGCCACCCTAAGAGAGTCTCCCGTCCCGTCGTTTGCGCTGCTTCCTATATTTATTACCTGCTTGGCCATATTTATTTTTTTTTAAAATTCTGTTGCGTCCGCCGTTATCGTCGTCGAATCCGCTTTTATATTAGTACTATCTACGGTTAAGAAAGATCCTCCCGCAGTAACAGGGTATATAATTCCCCATCCATTAGCTTCGTTCGCATTTCCCCAATAACTTTCCGAATATATCGAACCGTAACCCATATATTTATAATAATTTTTTTAATTTTTTGTTATTTAAATTACTTATATAGTTCTGTAACTTAGTTACGTTTTTATCTTTCGGTCTATATTTAGATTTTATTTTTAAATTACCCATCCTCCAAATAAATCTTTATCGGGATATACATCTTCGTTTACGTTAGAGTAATATTCGGGAAACTTAGAAGGAGCATTAAAAGTTAAAAAGTCTATTAGTCTGTTAGTATAATACTGCGCCGTATTTCTCTCTTTTTCTATTAAGTAATCTATTTCGTCCTTAGTTACGCTTTCCGCATTTTCGCTAGTATGTTTAAATACTCCTTTATTAGCTATAGTATAATTACTAAAGGGTAAATATTCTACCATCGTCCAGTGTAATAGTGCGGGTTTTATCTGTACATTTACTAGAGATAAATAATCTCCGCTTAGACTAGAGGCTACTATATCGGCTTTAATTTTATTTATTAAATCTGTCCCTAAATAATTCTCTATATGTTTATCTTGAGAGATTTTAATATACTGTAAAAACTGGTCCGTATCTACGTTACCGTTCATAGAAGTAAACTTTACTACGTCTTTTCTAGATATTAATAATGCTTCTGCCATACCTTTTAATTTTTTCTTCCTTTATCGGCTCTATCCGAATTCTTTTGACTTACTATCTCAGGCTCTTGCGCTCTAGAAGGAGCTTTAATACCTTCCTTAGCTCTTTCGCTTCTATAAGCAGGTTTAGCCTTAGGACTATTAGGATCAGGCCTAATATCGTCTCTAAATATATATGTTTTACGAAGCCAGAAATGCTTGCAATTCACTCCGCCTTTATGTAGCCATATATTATAACTAGATTCTCCTTTAGCTGCAAGTTCGCTATTAGCCGTACTATTTTTATCTAAATCTTCTTTTCTATAAAGTTTTTTAGCTCCTACCATTTTTCTACAAAACTCTCTAGAATTTCCGCTTACTATTAAAGGTGCGTATTGGTATCTTACTAAGTATCTCTTTCCCGTTTCCGTTTCTCCGTCTAGTTCGCTATTAGCGGTAGCCCTATTAGGAATAACGGATGCAAGACTTAACATTTTATCTAAAGCCTCTTCCTGTTCATACTCTACCTGTCTCTCGTCGAAAAGCTCCCAGCCCTGTTTTAATAACTCCTCCTCATCTTCTCCTATACCTTCTAGTATATTAAGTAGCTCTTCGTCCGTCGGCTCTTTCGTTAGTTTTACACCCGTTTCCTCTTCTCTAGATTCGTCTGTTATAGCATTATCGGTTTCTATAAATTCTAAAGGCTGTAAAGTTCTAAAATATAATTTTAGGCTTATATCGTTTACCGCTAAAATAGATTCTATAGCTTCTATTATAAGATCTTGATAAGGCCTTATTGTTACGTTTTGAAATAATAGCGAAGCCGTTTTTATTTCGTCTGCGTTATTTCCTAGTCCGTTATTACCGTCTCTAATTCCTAAAAGTAGAGGAGAGGTAACTCTATGCCCTACCATTAACTTAGTTGCGCACTCGTTTGCTAGATATTCGTAATGCGCAGGTGCGTCCGTTAGAGGTATATCGTCTATAGTAGTTTTTTGTTCTGCGTTATTATTAAAAGCTATAATTACTTTTTCTCCCCTAGCTCCCGTAAGTTTATGCATTACGTCACTCTTAATCTGTAACTGTTTCTCCCTATCGGGGATCCCTGCATTAAAATTTACTACTTTAGTGCCCGAAAATCCCGATTGTACGTCGTTAATAAGGTAGTCGGATATTTCGCTTTCAAGTTCTGCGTAAGCTAATGCGCCCTGGTAATCTACTGGGCAGTAATAATCGTAACCTGATACATATTTTTTAATTATTTTAATTTCTGGCTCTATACCGTTACCTTTACCGAAGGCTGCGATCCTTTCTATATCGTCGTTAGGTCTAACCTTTTCCCAATTAGGAGAATAATAGTAAGCCTCTATATCCCCGTCGTTATTATATTTTTCTGCTCTTAGAGTTTGTCTAGGAAAATGCTCCGCCTTAAATACTTTCCCGTCTTTATATAAAACTTGGAAAGAAGCCTCTCCTAATAGTTTTAGATCTAAAGATATTTTTTTTAAGCAGTCGTTATTAAATATAGATCTTAATGCGGCAAATTCGTCTGTCTTAGTAGAGCTATCTAAAGCATCTAACCCTTTACCGTAGATTAAATTAGTTATACCGTTTATTATAGCGTTATTAGTAGTACTACTAGTAAATAAATCTATAAGATACTGATAGTAATTATTATCGGATCCATAGGCTACCCATTTTCTTTTTTTATCTTCTTTTACTTTAGGCCTATTATAAGAGGATAGATTTAATATATGTAGGTTATCCATTATATAAGTATAAATTCGTTTGCGTCGCTATTTATAGTATAAGCGTTATTATTTATCGAATAAGTACTAATTACTTGGTTAGTACAAAATATTTTATCTTTAAATACTACTCCGCTAGGATCTGTAATCTCTAAAGTATAGAAAGTATCCTCTTTTAAATTAAAAGTATTACTATACTGAAAATAATAATCTACTGCGGTAAAAGAAGTAGAGGTTGCGCTAAATATTTCTTTATTAGTACTTTCGTTATTTATTTTAATAGTATAAGTAACCCCTGACGTATAAGATCTAGGAATAAAGTTAAAGGTTTGCGCACTACCCGATTCTTCTAGTATTATCATATATATATAATAAAAAAAGTATAGATCTGTTAAATTATCTAGCAAAAAAAAGGGTAACTTTTATAGCTACCCTAATTTATATCTACTAAAACTTTTAGGAGTTAGTTCCTTCTGTAATAGTTACAGTAGTAGTCATACCCGCAAAAGGATTAGAAGCCGTAGATCCTTCTAAAAAGTTCGCAGGTTCTACCTCTTGAGCGTTTAGTGTTAGCGTATACCCCGAAAGCTCAGCCATTCCGCTTCCCGTAACTATGCTCCCGCCCGTTACTTCGGCTCCGTGTTCTACCCCCATTAAGAAAGCGTTATCGTTATTGTCGTGAATGCAGACTACTGGCCTTGCGAAACTCAATAACTTTAATTCTTTATGGTCCTGTACTGTTAGTTTTTTTAGGGTAAGATTTAATGTCTGGTCGAAAAATGTAGTACCGTTCTCTCTAGAAGAAGTAATAGCTTGTTCGAAGCTACTATTACCTTTTACTTCGTATTTAAAAGCAGTAATACCTCCTCCTGCGGGAGTCTGTATATCTTCTATAACGTCG